TTAATAAACTTTCCAGCCCTACACTACCTGCAGCACCTAGAGCTAGCTTTTGTGGAGATGATAAGCCTGAATACGCCTTGCCTAGGTCTCCCATAGCGCTGTTTACGCCAGTGTCTTGTCTTATGAACTCACTAGCTGATGGGAGCGATTGCTGAATATCTGCCTGTGCTTGCAGTCCAGAAACCTCATTACTGCCGGGGGCTACATTTACACCACTATCAGCTACCGGCATTACTTGTGGCCCTGAAATAGTCCCCGATACAGCTGAGTCATACCCAGATGGTACAGACGGTAAATAAGCGTTTGTAGCAGATTTCGCCACTTGTTCCGTAGCACTAAGTGCTGGTTTTGCTGCAGCCTCTTTCGCTATTTGCTGCCCAGCATCAGATACAAATGACGTAGGTGTTAATGCTGATATACCAGCTTGCTGAGCTGCTTGTTGCCCTGCTTGCTGCACAGCCTGTTGAGTAGCTTGTTGAGTAGCTTGTTGTGCTGTCTGCTGGGTTGCTTGTTGTGCTGTCTGCTGAGTTGCTTGTTGTGCCGCCAGCTGTGCAGCTTGCTCAGCCCCTTGTGTCCCAGCTTGCGCTGCTACCTCTGTAGCTACTTGCTCCCCTGCAGTTGCAGCACCGCCTGCGGCTCCCAATGCACCGCTAACACCTCCAGTAACCGCGCCCGTAAGAGCCCCCATCCCAATGCCTTCTCCAACATCACCTCCTGTGGCAGCGGCGCCAATACCACCTGTAGCTGCGCCTAACGCAGCACCTCCAGCAATACCCTCGGCAGCAGCACCTATAGTAGAAGCTGACCCTACGAGGCCCGCTCCAAGACTCCCACCAATAGCGGTTCCAGCAGTAGTAGCTGCACTAGCAACGGCAGTAGATATAGCGGTTCCAATTGCAGCTAATGATCCGACAAAGCTCATAAAATACCCCTTTCAATAAGTAATTTGGTTTTCTTCTCGTACTCATCAAAGTCATCAGATACGAGTTCATCTTCAATATCAGCTATCTCAGTAGCATCGGTTCGGCTGACGGTAATAAAGGTGCAGTCAGTTTCAGCGTAGCCAAGGCGCATAATCCCAGGATTATCAACAGTGACGTAGGGAGCAGATACAATGACCGAGGTTTCACCGTTTGTAATACGCAGGGTGCCTTGGGCCAGTATGCCTATGCTATGCTTATTATGGATCTTGCCTGTTAGCGCCATACCAGCAGGGATGAATAAAGATCGCACATACACACCTGGGATCTTGTAATGGCTCGTGTCTATAAAAGTGTTAAGCACAGCTTGGTCATGCTCTGCTAGAAACAAATCTCTAACTGCTAATATAGAAGGTATGTTGCCTGACTGCGCTAATGTATTCATAGGTAAATTATATCAAGTCTAACTAGCTGAAACGAATGTGGCTGTCAGAATTGCAGAGGGAATAGCAGGGGCAAACGCGGTAGCAGCTTCAGCTAAGAGTTGAATGCCATCATTAGTAGCCCACATAAGCTCAAAATAATCCCCTGCAGTCATTAGTAATATAAAATTCCACGCAGCCACTAACTCAGCAGTAGTCCCCTGCACGGCTACTTTACTATTCGAATCTGGTACGTCTACCCCATTTATCCGAGGCCAAACCCATGCGTATGCTGCACCGCCTGATGCCTTAGATAGCTGAAGAGAGAACTGAAAATTGTACTGCCCAGTGACAGGCACATAGAATCGGGATGTGGGAGTGCCTTTTGTTATTTCGTCCTCAACTGTCGTGCTGTTAAACGTCACTGCATATGCTGTATTGATCGCAGCTGCAGTCTGTGTGGTAGTGTCATACCAAGCCCCATGTGGTAGCTGGAGGTACTTCATTCCATTAGCGCCGGTGATAGAGGACACAACAGATGAGAGCTGATTGAAGTACAGCCGCATTACATTATTTAGCTTGTCCTGATAGCCAGCATCATACTGCTTAGGGGCTACGATTAGGTTAGGTGCAGGGGGTGTTTTGAGATAATGTGCCATTATGATCTTCTACCATCTTGGCGAATATCCAACCGCATACTGCCTAATTGCCAGCACGTATCCAGCTGATTTGACTCAATCTTCATAGACAACTGCCGCCCTCTAACTCTGATGTTCACTTGACCTGTGTACTGCTCAATAGGCACCGATACCGTTCTTGTAACAGAAGCACTTGATTCCCCACCAACAGATTTAGGGCTGTTATACCCAGAGCCTGACGAAGATAACGGCTGTAAAGTCAGTGTGACTTGCGGGCTTGTAGCAGTAGAATTTTGAAATGACAAATCGGGGATAACCCGCCACACAAACCCAAAGTTGTGTCCGTCATCAATGTCAAATTCAGACGAGGTTATGTAGGCATTGATAGCAGATGCAGTGCCAGTGGTATTGTCGTTCAGTCCGTTCTCGTGCTCAACAATGGTATTACTTGTCGTAGAAGCAATTGGATAGTGGTATAGGCCTGTGTCCAGCCATGCAGTGCGACCCATAGAACCGTGATACCACACATCCTCTCCATAGTTATACACTACATATCTGTCTATAACATCGGAACTAGACGAGCAATAGAACCACCAGACCTCATTGAATCCTTCGTTAGTGCCAGCAAAAATCTGTGGAGCTTGTAATACGTTAATGTTGGAGAACACATACTGGCGTAAGTCACAGCGAAGCGTTTGCACTGTGCCGTCATATCTGTAAAACTTATCCACTCCCATCCAGTACATCACACCAGACGCCAACGCAACGGTGTTTTGCCCCATAACAGACAAATTATCCCCCATGATCTGTGATCCCCAAATGTAAGGAGGCCCCAGATACTGCAGGGAGTACAGAGTAGAGTCAGTGAGCACCACAATCTCTTGCCGTACTTGTAAAGCAGTGACAACCTTGGAGCCATGAGACAAGACCAAACTGCCAGACTGATTCGTGGCTGATGGAGTCCACATGCCAGCGTCTTCCTGATCTGACCATCTAGCCAGCATTGGGTTTTGTGTAGTCTGCGCGTAGTCATTGCTGCCAAATGCAAACACAAATCTGTAAGTGTCTGAGACAAATATAAGGTTCTGCACTGTTGGCACATCAGAAGCAGTTGCTATACTCGTTAAATTAACCGCCCTAGGTGAGATAGTATGCGTGCCTGACTGGGCGCCAGATGTGTTGATTAAAGCCCCGGTTGGAGTAGTTGATACATTGAAAGTTACACCAGACACGTTTCTGATGTAATAAACAGTTCCGATAGACAACCCCGTAGGCAAGCTACCTGTGGAAGTGAATGTGACTGGAGTTCCGTTTGTATATGTGCCGTGGCCAGTAAATACAGCTGGTGACGCAATCGTAACAGTGAACGTATCCCCCGCTGGGTTGAGCGTGCTACTCCAATAGTAAATGCCACCGCCTCTGGGGGCAAAGATAAGGTCTTGACCAAAGTTAGTCTGGCTCCACAAGCGAAGTTCTTGTGTAGACTGCGTGCCGATACCCCAAGTACCACTACCCCAGGTTGATGACCCCCACCCATACAGCGGAACCGCTGCATCTAAGCCTGTGTTGATTTGGTAAACTGCTGTGATGGATGCGCCGCCATGCCCCGTAGCACTCGCATTAGCCGTAACAGGCACTGTAATAGTATAGGAGTTGGCAGATACATAAGTTATGGCATACTCGGCATTCAGTATAGATGCAGTCACATTGCCACCCAGACTGGCAGCACCATAGAACGTTACATAGTCTCCATTGGAAGCCCCATGAGAGGTATGCGCTACAGTAATAACTGATGAGCCATTAGAAGCCGTGAAAGCTCCACTGAGTGCAGCTGTGCTTCGAATAGGTGTAATGTCATAGTAGTTACTACCAGAGTTAAGGTAAAACTTTTTGCTAGTACCAACACCAGTGTATCTGTTACCACTCAGAGTAAGCCACATCCATAGGGATCTGCACACACCGATAAATGTATTTGTACTTAGTGGTTGCCAACCCCCAATGACTTCTGGAGTCCCTTGTCTAAATCTAACTTTGTCGCAGTCATACCAACCGCCTTCAGTGGTATAGCGGGTATTCTCTTTATTAACTCCGCTGCGCGGCAAAATCTTTTTTAACATAAATGCCCCTAGTTAGGCAGATGTTTACCTGCTTGAAAATCCTTCAAACTCATCCCTGCAGTATACTGGCAGTGAGCATATTCCTTAAAAGTTTTCCATCTACCTGCCCACTCTAGCCCCAGATGCTCTGCTATCTCGCCACACTTAGCAAATAATTCAAGATCATCCCAAGCGGCCTTGCCGTGAACAAGTGGCACAAAATCAAATGCCACCCTATAATTATGAAACGATTCACCCGCTTTGGCATTGGTTACCTTTTTGCCTGGAGCTGTTCTACCCTGCGCATACAGTGCCGCTTGGCTTTCTGCGTCCCTATAAGTGGAAGTGATAAGAATATCAATCCCCGCATTACGGCATTCAGTTATGAAACTGTAACAAAGCTTAGTCACATCGGGATGTAAGTCTTCAATACTGCGGGAGTTAATCATGGTGAGCCTCTGACTCTGTGTCTGTGTCTGTTACTCTTCGCCGTGGGTGGTTATACTCATTATGCTCTCCATGCACTCCCAGTATTTTGCAGCGGCATTCCATTACTCGACGTTGAAAATAGATATTTGTTAGGTACGTCAGTATGCCAAGCATCACACCACAAGCTGCAGCATTGTCGTTCATAAATCGAAGTAGTTCCGACGCTGCCACTAACCCGCTCGCAACTGTATAGGAAATATAAGATGCTATTTTGCTGCAGAGTTCAGCTTTGCAGGCTTCGTCAGGCATTCTTTGCTCTCCGTGTAGTCCATACATATTTGCTTCGGCCCGCAATATTACTCCACAGGCCCCAACCCCAATATACCTCAACTGGGCCTATAATGTTTCGGTACTGCCAATAACCATCAGTACGCACAGACAACCCGTGGTTTGGATTTAAAGGTGACACACCCTGAAACTCTTTATAGTCAATACCCAACACTTTGTACTCAACGACTTGACCACCATTACGAAACAGCCACATGATGCGATTGTAGTTAGAGTATGGATCACTACCGGGTTTAATATGTTCGCTCTGCCAACCGAAGTCACCACCCAGATCATTATCTTGTGTCTCCAGCCAACGAAACGGAAATCTGAGGTGCTTTCTGTCCTTCGTACTAAACAACAGCACAGCAGGGACTGCAAATATGTAGCGGCTTAACCAAACGAGCAGATGCAACGGCATGAGCAGGAGCCATTTGAAAATAGTAAGTATGAAGCGTAGCCAGATCATTGTTGTACCCCACAATTGTTTGAAACAAATATGTAGCACGCCTCAGCGTACTCTGCTACTTTGTCAGCCCTGAAGAACTCATCTTTGACCAGTTGATTAAATTCTGTTGAAACCCCGTTGTGTCTGGCTTCACTAATAGAACTTGTGGTACTTGTACTATCTGGCACGGCACTTCTACGGTTCTTACTGCAGTCTGGCAACCTGATGTTACTAAGCTGATTCCTAAGATCATTGACAGTTTGCGTGTGTTCCACATGCTTAGCCTCTATCTGGGTGTTGAGTTCAGCTGCCTTTTTTGTAGCTTCATCGACTCTGGACTTAGCTACTTGTAACTGGAAACTAGCTTCAATATTTGCTCTGTCAAACTCAGTCTTCATGCTCTGCAGCTCAATAGAATCCATTTTATGCATAGTAACCATCCCAAATGCAAAGGACGCAATGCATATAGCAATTGCTGGGTACAGCATGATTAGTCCTTGCTAAGCAAACCTAACCCACCAGCCAAACCAGTGCCTATGCCCATGACAGGGATTGGATCTTTACCAAACCAATAGAACACTAAGGCAATGATAGAGGTAGCAACCCATACAGCGCCACGCTTTGTAGTTTCTTGTTTCCAGTTAATAGCCATTTAATCCCCCGCAAGGTCTTCTTGTTGGGCTTCTGCTTGAGCGTTCAGCTTTACCAAAAGAGGAAACACACCACTAGAGGTTGGCATCTGGCCAAGCATGGTCAAAATTGCTACAGCTTCTTGTTTAGATACTTCAAACGTAATAACTTGTTCCATTGTTAATCCTATAATTGGCTAGCGGCGATAAAGAATGCGTCTACTTCTGCTTCAGTCTTACCAAGTGCGGATGTGATCTGCGCAAACATTGGGTCATGTCGCTCTACATAATTAGCAAACTGCCATGAGATTTGAGCCGCTTCATCCGCTGAGTCGACAATCTGATTTACTGTGCCCAGTAAGTTTTCCAGAAGGAGCTGAAGGCTGCACTGGCGAATAGAAATTTGTTTGGGCGCTTCAATGACCGGAGGAGGTGGGGGTTGTATAGCTGCTTCTACCTCTGCAATCAATGCTTCATATTGGCTAATATCACCACCGTACTGGGCTACATCATCACGAAAGTCTTGCATCTGTACATCGGCGTATGCATGCGAGCGAATTACAACTTCTTCATTGTGATAAATAGTTTCTCCTGTTTCTGGATCAACAGAGCCCTTCTGAACAACATCAACCCACGTTGCTTCTATGGCATTGGCATTTGTGTATTTAATAACTTGTTTGAGCGTAGCCATTATGCTGTTGCTCCTTTGATGATGGCGAAGTTAAGAACGACGGCTTCGGATAGAGAACCAGCGCTTTCATTCTTTACAACAAAATATATAGACCCAGCCGAACCCGACGCTCTTATTGAATAACTACTGGGGCCATTTGTTTGACAAACAACAACATCATTAGAAGTAACTAAGCTATTGTTACAAATAAACGTTACTGACGCACCCGCAGCCAACGCCGCGTTATTCATCGTGATCTGACCCGTTGGCTTATTCAGCGTTACCGTTGTGCTTTTTGATGTAGCCTGAGTAACCGTGCCGCCTGAGCCTGTGCCGTAGCCTAGACCTGCTGGGGATGTGATTAAGAGGTTACCTGATGCATCGAGCATCATGGCTTGAGTGAATGTTATTGTGTTGCCTGCTGTGCCGCTGGGGGCGGTGTACCACGAATGCACCCCGCTATCCAGTGCATAACGGGTGGCTTCCCCGTCATTGCCATATTTCCAAACAGTTCCGGCTGAGTAAGTCGGATAGCTGTTATTGGATAACCAAACTTGCTCAGCGCTAGTCAAAGAGCTAGTCGCGGCAGACAGACCAGTACCTGCTTTTCCGAGTTCAAACGACTTGTAATACGGTGTGCTAACAGCACTCGGCGTCACCCCGAGGCCGAGGTTGCCGGAGGAGTCAATAGTGGCTCGCTGCAATCCGGCAACACTGATGTTCAGGTTGACCACACCCTGAGCGTTGATGATGCCGTTGCCCGATGTGTCCACACCAAGAAGCAGACCGTTAGCAGCGCCTGCTCCGGTGGCTCCGTTTGCAACTTGCAGATATGTGGCGGTCGCGCCTCCCTTGTATGCAGTCAGACTGTAGTTTGGCGAACTCGTCCCAATCCCGAGGTTGCCGGAAGTGTCCAACAACATCTGTGTCGTGTTGTTGGTGATGAAACCAACAGGGTGATTTGAGAGGGCTCCAATCTCAGGGCGCGTGGAGTATGAGATACCGCCAACGATGGTGCCATTACCGCCTGCAATGACTCCTCCGCGAATATCCAGCTTATAAGCCGGCGAACTCGTCCCAATCCCGAGGTTGCCTGAAGCATCTACACTAACCGGAGACACCTGCACAAAATCAGACCCATTCCACGCCACCAGCATAGTCATACCTGCTGGTACAGGCACACCTGAAGTCGCTGCACCTTTCACGACAACAGCTGCGTTTGACTGGTTCACAACGATATAGGCTTTGCTTGTACTTGGGCAGATTATGTTTCTGGTTACACCAGGGGAGCCTGTGGGAATCAGGATGGCTTTGCGAGCTTCATTAGTAGCGCCAGACCCAGTAGTGCTTAACGTCCAGTTACCCGCTGCAACAGATGCAGTAGCTACACCTGCAATGGAATCTTCAGCTAGCTGAGTAATGCTGTTATTAACAGTGTCACCCCAAGTACCTTGAAGCTCGCCTGTTACTGGCAGTGCAAAACCTACTAGTGATGTATATAAAGTTGCCATACGTTACCTATGTTGTTGGGATGTCTACCCAGCTAGCTGTTTGTGTATCTGGTATCAAAACCCAACCTGGGTTTACAGTGTCTGTTATCAGATGCCAATTTACAGCTTGAACAGCACTTAGAGTTGACCAAGTTGGGGTTTGCGTGTTAGTTATATTATGCCAGTTTGGAGTTTGAGAATCATCAATATTTTCCCAGACGAGAACCCCATCAATCTGAAATGCTGTAAACTGAAATGCATCAGACTGAAAGGCCGTTAGCACGTTAATCTACCACGGTAACAGGTTTAGTAAGTGTAGCGTACATATCAAGTGCAGCTTCCTTATAGTTCTGCAAGGCGAATTGAACGTGCTCAGGGTTTCTGGCAGCTAACTCAGGAGAAAACGAATACCCCCATGTAGCGTCAAAATTGCAGGAGTACCCTTTATCGTCCCACTTAGCGTCCGTATGAGGCGCATTGGCGTCACGCCATTCTTTCTTAACGTAGTAATATGACATCTCACTGACGGGAGGCCACTGATGTGTGAAGTCACCATAGGCTCTGTTAGAAGCCCAGTGAGGTGTAATCACCGTAGCTTTGCCGCCCTCTTTAAGCACTCGATAGGCTTCGTTCATGAAGTGCACCCGCTGCTCTCCAGTCAAGTGCTCCAAGAAATGCGAAGCATGTATCTCTTCAACGCTGCCATCTTCCCAAGGCCAAGCATCGACGCCTACGTTCAACACTACGTCAACACCATCCATTTGGTATTGATCTACACCAGTAAAACCTTCTTTCTTATTGGGGCCGCAGCCTATATCCAATTTCATAATAGCCTCTTGTCAGCTTACCAAACATGATCGGGGATCCCCCCGCGTTTACCATCTAAATCATAGTGCCCAACTTTAACTGAGCAGTCTATGGCACATCTAAACCCATACTTACGGGCATCCTGCCAAAAATACAGATCCTGAGTCATCACGCCACCTTCAGTCTGTGTCACAAACCAAGGCCTACGTAGTCGTTCATCCTTAAACATATCCATACGCCAGATATTAAATCCCATACCTGTACCGCAGCATTCAACTAAGCCGCCATTCGGATCAGGCTTTTGAGGCCTAAAGTTGATAACGGGATCGTTTGGGTCACCCCAGATCTGGGCTTGACCACCGGGGCCTTGCGTGAAGTATAGACCACCTATACATGCGAACTCTGGATGGGCTTCCATCTGAGCAAGAAGCTTAACAACACCATCAGGTGGCGGGATATTATCGTGCTCCAATGTCATTATGTACTTCCACTTGCTAAGATCTGGGTGCGCCAAGATGCTCTCAATAGTAGAAGAAAAAGCTTTGCCGACTTCCATCCCAACAGCCCACATGCGAGTGAACTTAGCGTTAGGCGGGGTGTACATGTTCATCCAGCTAGCAACTGCCTTAGTGGGTATTTGCCCAAAGCACGGCACGATCTGAATGCAGGACATATCCTTATAGGCTTTCTCTTGTGCCAGCCTGGATATGGTTTTATCGAGGTCAGCGTTGTGCGCTCCACCTTCGTATGATGAAATAATTTGCGGTTGCATTTATTCGTTCTCAAAAATCATTAACAGACGGCCTTTTGAGGCCATCATTTGCATTTGGGTAGAGTTGACATTAGCAGGGAGATTGGAGGATGTCGCTGAATATTGTATCCCATCGTACTCCTCCCATTGGTTAGTTCCAGATACAGCATATGTAGTCATTTTTAATTCACCCCAAACTGTGGAGTTAATATTGGTTTGCACCAGCATATTAAATCGCATGGGGCCAGTATTTACTGCGGTTGTACTACTAAACAACATTGCCCAGAAGTACTCTTTGTTAGCTTCTAACGTGGTCGTGAATGGGAGATATAAAAACTTGGGGCCAGATAGTGCTGTACCAAACAAGTTAGAGTTGTTAGATGTCACCGTAAAACTGGTGCCACCTTGCCCACAAGTAAACCCTGCTGCCGTTGAACTATTGTAACTAGCCTGCATAAACATAGACGAAGTGCCAACTGATTGGATACTTTGCGAACTTGCTCCAGTACCCTGTTCATATAGTCCATATCTGATTGTCATACCCACAGACTGAGAGTTACTACTCGACACAAACGAATGTAAGCAGTTGAACTCTACGTTTGAAATACCTATGGGCTCTTCTGGATGCAAATGTTGCATGTAAATGGTATTCTGCCCAGGCACCAAAAACGAGGTATTATTCAAGATTGCATTAGGCATCCAAAAGTTTAACGTATTTGCTGCACCCCCACCTGCATTTACGGAGATCGAAACCCCATTACTAGCTATCGTGCCAGAGGCATTAGTGCCAGCAAATGCTGCAGTAGCTGCAACAAAGTTAGACCCTGCGTTAGACACCATAGCAGTAGTCAACCCGTTATGTGAAGCCGTCATGGTGTCGCCATTCAATCCGAACGATACACCATTTGCATTACTGAAAGTAATGGCTGACAAGTTGTTACTTGTTGTTCCGGCAGATACGTTGATATTGCTAATCAGACCTGCAGTAGACGGTACAGTATAGCTAGCCGTGATCTGGTTAGACCCAGACATACCGAAGGAAATACCATTACTATTGCTGAAGGCCACCGTACCAGAAGTAGCAGTCTGAGTACCTGCACCCAAAGCCCCGAAATTACCAGTAGCCGAAGCTCCAGCAGGGTATGAAGCAGAGGCAGTCATGGTGTTACCATTCAGACCGAAGCTAACATTGTTGCTGTTACTAAATACTACATTGCTTGTCGTGACTGTACTTACACTATCTGCAATACCAACAGCAGCAGCACCAGCGGCACCACCCCATCCAGCACCAGAAGCTGCTACAGATGCTACAACAGACCCGCCTGAGTTGCTAAAAGTAACATTATTTGAATTTGCAAAATTAAGTGTATTAAAGGTAGATGAGCCGCCCGAAGCTGAGAACGCCCCACCACCGCCACCAGCGGCGCTGGCTGTAACTACAGAGCCATTTAGCCCGAAGCTTACCCCATTAGAATTAGCAAATGTAAACGCTGATAAGTTATTACTTGTAGTACCTGCAGACAGGTTAATAGCGCTGAGTAGACCTGCAGTAGACGGGACTGTGTAGCTAGCTGTAATTTGCGAGCTATTTGACATACCAAACGATATGCCGTTAGAGTTTACAAATGCTACAGAGCCAGTCGTGTTGGCTGTCTGCGTACCAGCAGCCATAATGTTATAGCTCTGAACGGTCTGCGTGGGTACTGTGTAACTAGCAGTGATCTGGTTAGATCCAGACATGCCGAAGGAAATACCATTGCTATTAGCAAATGTGACTGTACCGGATGTAGCCGTCTGCGTACCTGCACCCAGTGCACCAAAGTTACCTGTAGCTGAAGCTCCAGCAGGGTAGGAGGCTGAAGCCGTTACGGTAGATCCATTCAGGCCGAAGCTGACGTTGTTGCTATTGCTGTAGACTACGGCGCTCAGGTTATTGCTGGTAGTACCGGCAGATACATTGATATTGCTAATCAGACCTGCGGTAGACGGTACAGTATAACTAGCCGTAATTTGGCTAGAATTGGACATACCAAATGAGATACCGTTACTATTGGCAAAGGCAATGGTGCCTGATGTGGCAGTTTGAGTGCCTGCACCTGCACCTGAAATACCTGTCTGTGGAGCGTGAACACTAACAGAGATACCACTACTAGCTATCGTGCCAGAGGCATTAGTGCCAGCAAATGCTGCAGTAGCTGCAACAAAGTTAGACCCTGCGTTAGACACCATAGCAGTAGTCAAGTAATCTGTCTTGACCGTAGCGATCAGAGAGCCATTTATATTACTAAATGTAACTCCGTTAGAGTCGCCAAAAGTAAGGGTATTAAAAGTGGATGAGCCACCATTAGCAGAGAATGCTCCACCGCCACCAGCAGCAGAAAAACCTATTGTTGCTGCCCCAGCACCTTGAACGCCTGATACCGTGACATTGTTAGCGCCACTGAAGACGATGTTTGTTCCACTTACAGTAGACTGCCCCGCTGTGTTACCTGATAGTGTTAGGTATTGATTATGGGCGCTGTTAAAGTCAGACGGGCGAACAATATCAGTGTTAGTGGAATCGGGTATGGTTACCGTTTTCGCATGGTACATCGACATGTTGACGCCACCTGTTTGTTAGTTAGAGAATCTAAGTAACGCTGTCGTAGAGGTATGGGCTGGCATGGTGACAGTAAATGTGGAAACTGACGTTTTATCTGCCCCAAAATCTAACACTGCTACAGATTTATTACTTTTCGAAGCATTATATAACAACGCCCCACGCGCCGTAATTGCAGCGGTCCAAGAGGGAGATGCATAACTCACATACACAACACCTGTGCTGGAGTCGGCACTCAATTGAGGGCTTGTCAATAACTTACCCCCCGCAGTGTACCCAGCAGCGGATACCTCACCTGTGGAGGTATACGCCGTAACAGCTGCAGTTAAGGAAGCTACAGAAGTGTAAAGTGCTATGTAAATGTTGTCCGTCAGCAAATTGTGCACTGCCTGGGGCAATTCTTGTTTAAATGAGAGTGTTTGAGATTGGACAAACATTAGCCCACCGCCTGTCTAACTTGACCGCTTCTATAAGAGTCCTGCCTATCTTTGCCATCACCTAATTGTTTCAATAAGGCCAATGCTTCCTGATAACGCTGCTGATACAGAGCCATCATGTCTTGCTCACCTTTCATATATGAGTACGCTTCAACTAATGCGCCATACAACAACACAGATTCAAAGTTATCACCAAGCCATGTTGTGCTGGCAGTGACAATAGATTCAGGATAGTAAAAGTAGTGCAGTTCGACTGTATAAAAGTTGTCGGGTGTTGGGCCTAAGATAAATGTCAACTCTGATTCAATATCAGACCTAGGACCAAATAGAGAGTAGTACTTAGGTGTTGCTGTGGTAGACGCGCTGGGATACGCTTCCCGAATGTAGTTCACATCTTTGTTAATAAGATACGAGTAGTCACCCGAAGCGTCTACTACAGCCATTGAATAGACAGATAAAAAGTCCGTTGGGCAATTCAGATACTTATTATTCGTCGTAGTTGTACCCGTGACATTTTTACGGAGTGCAGGGAGTTGCACCGTGTTATAGATGCGCTCCTCCGTCTGCTGTACAAACATAGCCAATTCAATCGCAGAAAACGTATTCTCTGTGTAATTCTGAATCTGAGTACAAAGCTCTGAATAGTTCATACCTTACCCAAATAAAACTAAGAAATTAGCCCATTTTGCTACTAGCTGTCGTACCTTTTGTAGCAGCACCTGTACCTCTGATTTTAGTGCTCTTTTTATTCGTAACTTGGACGCTATCGTAGCCATTATTGCCTGTGTCTGCTTTGTAGACTTGTGGTTGTTTGTAAATGCTCGCTTGCTTTGCCATATTAACCGCCTTGGTTTTTTGCTCTGGCCATGTTGCGGCCAAGTTTTTTCATTGATTGGCTAGACACCGTTTTAGCTTTGCCACCTTTAGCAACATCGCCATCTGTGCTTTTCTTTGGGCCATCAGCTGGGAAAATTTTGGCAGCTGTTCTGCCTTTCTGTGCTACACCGTCAGCTCTAACATTTTTTGCTGCCATAAGGCCTCCTAGGTTACTGTAACTGTTACATTACCAACTTTACATTGGCATACTAAATCATTCTTCGTTAACGGGCTGTCAATTGAGGAAGCCCCACCAACAGGGTTCCAGCCCCATTGGAATATCCTACTCCCCTCTGCATTCACGCCTGATGATACATAGCTTGTATCAGGTCTGGGGTTCTCCAGTGCCTGTGGATCAAACACAGGATACATACCTAACTTAAGCTGTGGGTGATCTGCTTCCCAGCACTCATTACAAACTTTGATGTTTATCAATTGCGTTTTTATGACCAGCCGACGCAGCTCTTTTAGCGGCGCTCGAAAACCACACCTATCGCAAAAGCCATGTGCAAATTTGGCACTGGCAAACTTAGTGCCCATTAGGGGTTAATCCTTGGGACAAATCGAGCATCGGCTTTTTCTCTGTCTTCTTGATTAGCTAGATCCAATTGGAACTCATAGTCATTGCGCAATTCAGCGCGTCTACCAGGGTCAATATCAGGGAGCTTCATAGCTAAATAATAAGACAGCCCAGCAATCAACACATTTAAGTAGCGGAAAGGTATGTCTTGTGTATCCTCACCATTACCAGCGTCATTCATACGACGAAGACGCCAATAGACTAATGTATAGTAAGGCACAGAGATAGTACCTTGGTCTGGGGAGGGCCAAACATAAACTTGAGGTGCAGCAGCACCTGTAACAGGATATGTAGCACCTGATCTACGATGTACCCAGACTTGTATCGGTCTGCCTGTAGCGTTCTTGTTTGGGATAGTAGAGTATGTTGAGCCTGATATGCGAGTGATAGCAATGTCAGTCTGGTTCTGGCCTGTGCCTGTTCGAATGACCTGATCTAACAGATCAACTGTGTCAACAGGCAAATCATAGATAAATGTGCCTGAATATAGAGGAATAGACCCTTCTTCAATAGTCCAAAGATTTATGCCCCTATTAGCTAATTCTGTAAACAGTAGGTTCAATGACCGTCTAGCAGTTCTCAGATCATAACCTGTACGCACCTCTTTCCCGTTACGCTCAAACGCTTCCTCAATAATATCAAGGACGTTAAGATTAAATGTAGAGGCGCCTGATGTTGTCATTTACAATTCCACCGTTTTAATGATGCTGCTTTGCGTGTCGGCCTGCCTTTTTCATCCTTCATCGGCCCCGGCATACCACTCATCCTTGCGCAGAAAGATTTACGTCGAGCTGCGTCTTTCTCAGTCTTTGGGTTTGGTGCTGGAGCTTTCAGGTTGGACCCTGTAGCTTTGTTGTATTTAGCGCGGCCCTTAGCAGTTAAGCCAGCGCCTTGCGATACTGGGAGCTTTTCACCACGACCTACAGATAGTACAGGGTTCTTCTTAGCCATCACTTTTTCCGTTTCAGCTTCTTGACTTTCGGTTCATTCTGCAAATGGTTCTTCGCAGACTTCTCTTTGAAGATGTCTTTGCTGTGCTGGAAGATGTCACCCGTGTTAGTACGAGTGACGATCATATCCTTCCCAGGTTTCTTAGCAGACTTTGCCACGGGTTTTGCCACGTTGTGCAATACCGTCGATAGACCCACCTTTCTTCATCTTGCAGCAGCCGCCTTTTTTCATGCCTGCTTCTTGTTCTTCTTCACGAACAATGTTCTTAGGCACACCTGCTTTTTTCATAGCAGCAACATGTTTACGTTCTTTTGCTTTATATGCGCTATCGTCTTTCATAGTACCACCCTCTCTAAATTTGCGGCCTTTATCTGCGTGAGTAAACTCTTTACCAACGTTTTGTGGAATACCTAATCGCTTAGCTGCTTTTGGGTCATGTGCAACCATCGCCATCAGATTGTGTTGAGCTTTGGATTTGCTAGGCACCTAACCTCCTAGCTGTAATACACAGTAGCTGTGGTTGAGGCAGCGCATGTTACATAAATGCTGTTATACGCAAGGATGCCCTCAGCAGGGAGAATAATGTTTACCGTGCCAGCTGCGGCTGGTGAAGTGAACGAGAATATTGTAGCCCCGCCATTACCGTCAGTGACGGATACCGTGCCGCCTGCTACCGGATAACTGACAACCATACCGCGAAAACGCGATCTACCGTTAAACGCTGTAGTAGACGTGCCCGCTGCGCATGCTGCCGATTTAATATCTGTTTGCATTGACATATTTATCTCCTATCAAAGAAGGGGGCCGAAGCCCCCTATGTCAAATTAAGCAGTGGTTGCAGTAGGCGCTGAAGTACCGTCTGGGTTTCTTACCGCGTATTCAATAGTGTACTGAACAGTACCAGCAGTTACGTTGGCAACAGTAGGAGTCAGGTAAGCGTTGATGATTACATCAGTTGAGCCTACACCAATGCCAGCAGGGGCAGCAGTAGACGCAGCACCGGCCCAAGCGCTCAATACAGCGTTAGTTGTAGCAGCGCGGCCAGCAGTAGTAATGTTAGTGGTAGTCCAATAAGCATTGTTAGATGCTGCAGTGCCCAAGGTCAAGTTAGCTGCAGTAGAGCCAGTGAATGCAGTCAGGGTGTCAACGTAGATATTGATAATCTGAGCACCAGCAGGGAGTACAGCAATCTGATCGGTAGTTGCTGAGCCAAACGCAGCACCTGTATAGTCTTTTTTGAAAGTTTGGGAGACAACAGTAGGGCCAGTATTACGAATAGTACCAGCAGTTGTTCCAGTGGTGTTTTTTACAGTACCCAAGAGCCAAGGGCCAAGACGAGTAGCTAAAGGCATGATAATCTCCAATGCACTTACATAGCGCCATCTGTGCTAGCCCCCTAGGTGGGTTGACGCTACAAAAACCTAGACTTGTTTAGCATATTACATGTTTTAAGAGATTTTGCAAGTGGTTTAGGCCTATGAGACCCACACCCATTTTTGATTGCCTACACCATAAAAAATGTTTGCTACTACATAGGCAAAAGAAAACCCGCCGAAGCGGGTTTCCAGTAATAGCTAAGCTATTGATTTTACTTAAGAAGCGCCGGGGGATCCAAATACGCCAAGAGGATCGCTTGCTCCGAACGAGTACCGCTCGCGAGCCTTGTAACGAACGTTGCCTGTGTCAAAATCACCATCCATAGAATTCTCCAATGGAGAACGAACAAAGTGTTTCAGACCGTTAGGTACGTCAGTCAGCAAGAACCAAGCATTGCTGTCAGTCAAGAAGTGGTTAACAGTATATCCACCAGGGATAGAACCGTTGTTCTTGATGGCATTAACATCGTTATCGGTAGTGCCAACACGCAGTTCGGTTTCCAACAAACGAGTTGCTACGAATTGCAGAGCAGGTGGGATAACAAGTTTTTTAGGTTTAGCTGCAATCAACAAGCCACGTTCATCAGTCCAGCCAGCGATTTGGATAATCGCAGATTCCAATGAAGTTTCGTTCAAGTCAGCTGCGGTAGATTGAGTATTGCTGTTAGTGCCACCGTTCACCAGAGGGTGAGAAGTAGAGAACAGAGCAACACCATCACCACCTTGGTAGGCTGAGTTGAAACCGTTGTTGATTACGTTAGCAGCTTTAACCTGCTTGGTGTAAGCCATAGCACGAGCCAATGCTTTGGTATAACGCGCAGACAGTGAGTCATACAAGTTATCTTCAATAGCTTCTTGAGTTAACGAGAAGCCCAAAGCGATAGTTTCGTGGTTATAGCGAGCTGTCCAAGCTTCTTGGCCGTTGTCATACGCGATAGCAGAGCCCTCGTTTTTGACAGGTGCGGCTGAGAAGCCAGCCAGTTTTGTTTCTTCTTCGAAAGAACGCTCTGAGGTTTCTACTTCGTAGATCTCTTTATGTTCTTCACCATAACGAGCATATTCCAGACCGAACAAGGCGTTCAAGCCAGGAAGCAACTCTTTTAATAGCTGTGCACGAGAAATAGCCATTATTAACTCCTATTAGGCGACATAGTATCTGTGAGCGCCAAAAGTGACTTTCGCATACACTTCTTGGGTTTGCACAAACAACAACGGGTTAGAGGATGAAATAGTGGCAGTTGATGCTACTACAGTCAGGGCTTGTGAAGTTGCTGAAGATACCGTAGCCGCAGTGGACACAGTAGAACCAGTAAACTGCAATTGGCCGTTGATGTTTTGGAAGACATCAGTACCCACAGGAATAACCTGACCAACAGTCAAACCAGAAACAGTCAGAGTAGTTGTACCAGTACCAGACACATAAGTAGCGCCGTAGGTGATTTGGGTCTCTGGAACCAGAGCCAAGACACGGAAGTTACCTGTTGAGGTAGATGCAGCAACAACACCACCAGCAGAGTTACCAGTAGCGGTAGAGCCCGTAGAGGTATTACCCGCCATGTTCTGACCTACCAACAAAGAAGAGGCAGAAGCGATGGTGGCAGTACCTGCTGCGGTGACAACAGCCGCTTTAAAGATTGTATCTGGATCGTCACAAATAACAGCAACAGCATCACCAGCCAAAGTAGACGCAGGCCAGTATTGGCTGAAACGTTTTTGTTTGGTTACTGGATCAGTGAAACTGCAGCCCAGGAAAACACCAACAGCTGCGTTACCAGTAATGGTGTTAGCCAAGATATTGACGTAGCCACTGGACAGCTGTACGAAGTCGCCGTAGAAAATGCTGGTTGAGTAGCCGTAAGGGATAGGATAGCTACGGGTCGAGCCAGAGAAGACTTGACCACCAATCAAATTTACGGGCTTAAACCCATAAGGGCCTGAAACAACAGGATAAGCCATTTTTAACTCCTAAAGTTAACCTTTACCAAATGAAACCCTAGACTTACTTTCTTTAAACAGGGGCATTCTAGGATCGCTTTCACGCATTAAAGAATTGTCAACTGCAGCGGTCTGTTGCTCGGTCAGATTCGTGTAATAGGTGTTACGCTCGTCTACCATGCTTTCAGGACACTTGCACAATAACAATCCGCCGACTTCAATGTTGTCTTTAAAACGACTTGTTGGATCGACTAACAGTTGGAATTTTGGTTGTTCGGTAATCTTGACAGGCTCCCAGCCTTCTCTCAATTTGGAAGAGATGTTACGTGGGTCAGCATTGTTCATTGTTGCTACTCGAATCCATCTATAAGCGAAACCTGCCTGTTTGTCTGGCTCTGGAAGTAACTCAGGTGGGCGCCACTGTTTAGGACGCTCATTCATTACTCTGGTTTCTAGTTCGCGGGTTGTGCGTGTATTATCGGCCATGTGATCTCTCCAATTTTAAAACTTCTTTTGCGTATACTTCAGGGGACAATCCTAATTTTTTGGCGATTAGAACTTGCGTAGGTGACAGCTTGATCTTGTTAGATGCTGTGCTCCTAACGGCTGGAGCTACTACAGTTTTTGGTTTAGATTGTTTAGGCTCTTCAAAAAACTCGCTGAACCGCTTACGCATTGTTTTGTCCAGTGCGTCATAATACTCATCGGAACCCACTTCAACGCCGTTGTTTCTAAGCTTTTCGTGTAAGCCTAGGGCTGCTGCTGTCATCTCCTCATCCTGACCAAACCATTTATTGCGTTCTTGCCACGCTAATGCCTTGTCATCTGGTGTGGGAGCAGCTGCTTGCCGCGCCTGTTGCTGTGCGTACCCTTGTATATGTTGTACTACATTTTCATCAGTTTGTAAAGGGTTTGGTTTCAAACCTTTTGCTTTCAGCAATTTCAGGTTAGCCAACTGCATTGCATTCTGCGCTTCTACAACCGCATCTGGATCGCCAGCCTCATAGGCTTCCTTATACACACGCTTGGCAGCTTCGACCTCATACTGAGCCGCTTGGACTGCTGTAGAGATATATTCCTGCTCGCCTGTGTTGTAAGCTGACTTGATGTGTTTGTTTTCTTCGTACAGCTTCTTAGCCAATTCAAAGGCTTCATGCTGCTCACGCAAGGCTTGTTCTTTAGCTCTGCGCTCATCATGCCATACCTTCTTAAGCTGTTTCAGCTTCTGCTTGACGCCTTCATCGTAATTGTCCAGCTCATCTTTTTCCAGCTCATCAACAATGTGCGCTGGCATTGGCTCCCTGTTTCGATCTTCTGGGGGTGTATCGTCCTCAATAACAACTTCAAAGTTGTCGTCAACTTCGTCGGGAAATTTGTATTCTTCTTTCTCAAAGGCCATATTATTCTCCTATTTGCGTGTAATTCCGCGTGGGTCTTGCACAGTGCCTTCCACCGAGTCATCGTTGATAAGTCGGAACTCTTTGCCGTGAATCAAGAGCCTAGAACCTGAATTTGGGCGTACCAACACAAAATCACCTTGTTTGCACCAAGGGCCGTTTGGAAAACGCTTCTCATCCATATAGCAGTCTGGGCCAAGCTCAACAACAAACAGTACTGTGGTCAGGACTTCTTCATTACGCAGAGTTACATCTGCTTTGATAATCCCACTTTCATACTCCTTGTCAATGTCAGGGATAGCACAGAGAATGTGGTATCCGGTGGGTTTGGGTAGCATTCTTGCCTTTTCTGCATCCCCAATGGCCTCAACGCTGTCGCGTGAAGTATCGGGGTTTGAGCCGATATTTAACTTAGTCATACTATTTCCTATGTCGTGAACCGCACGATTGACGGCCGCTCCCCAGCGATAAAAGCCCCGTTAGGGGCGGGTAAACTTAATCATCATCACCAAAGTCGAGCCGCCTTTGCAGCTCTTCTGTGGACTCTTTAGCCGACAAGTATCCATTTAGCTTGCCGACCAGCATCTTATACTCATCAAATGAACTGATCCGATTGGAGCAAATAGCCGCTTTTATGTCGAATATCTGCTCGTCAAATTGTCTAATCAACAACTCTAGGGGGCTCATTTCTCACCCTCTTTTGGTTGTGTAGCCTGCCGACCTAAATCAGCTTGCTGCGCTTGATGAATCATACTATCTCTGGCTTGTTGCGCCTTGTGTTCGCGTTGTACTTTGGACTCATTAGCGTTATGAGCTAGCTGCATGCTGTGCTTATCCATACCATGTTGATGCTGTGCATCTTGTGCCTGTTTAGCTTGAGTTAGCTCAGCTGCTTTAGTCAGCGCAGTTACTGCCAGATCAGCCTGTTTAACTTTAGTCTGATTAGTAATATCGGCAGCTTTAGATATAGCACCCAATGACATCTCAGCGGCTTTAAGCTTACCGTCAATAGCCATGCGGCTTGCTTCAATACTTGCCTTGGTTTTGTTGGATAGTACATCCCCATCACGCTTAGCCTGAATACTAGCTGCTGCAGAGGTAGATTCAACTTGTGCGCGTATCATGGCTTGACGTTCCAAAGAAGCTACACGCATGGCTTCCAGCTCACGCTCCTGATCCAGTTTCTTCTGAGCCAACATAATATCAGCTTGGTCTTTAACCGCTTTGCGCTGTTGTTCTGACGCCTTAAGTTGCAACTCTTGTTGTTGAAGCTGAACAATCGGGTCTTGCGCTTGCTGCTGCGCTTGGGCTTGTCGAACTTCCTGCGTGTTTTTAGCGAATAACTGTTGCGCTGCTTGAGCAATCAATGGGGACAACTCAGCTTCCAGCTCTGGTGGCATGTACAGCGGGTCATCGTTCTCATCTTTTTGTGGGGGCAGTGACATGCCTAACTGCATTTCAATCTGTTTGCGGTACTCAAACCCGACATGCTCATTGATATGAGCCATCATGGTGGCCTGCAATTGTTGTGCAGCGGGGTTATTCTGCATTAACTGCATGATTTTCGGGTCTTGCATAGCCAACATGTGGATCTGGATGTGGGCTACATGATCCTGCGATGGGAATGCCTTGACAGGTTTTTGCGTCAATATGTTCTGATTTTCCGTTACTGGGTCACATGGACGCATATCTTCAGCCATCGGAATCAGCTTATGAGCGTCTTTCAAACCTAAAACATCCAACATTTGTCTGTGTAACAGCGCCATATTGTAGATCTGTGGAGATCCTTGAGCCAGTTGAAGCACAGCTTGGTACTGAACAATCTTTTGCGCCATAGTAGACGCGTTAGGATCAGATACAGGTATAACATCAACCATTGAGTAGTCTGATCTACGCGCTCTCCTAGATCCAGAGTCTGGATCGTAGCTATAGTCTTCAGGAGCGTACTGAGCAATTGCTTTTTTCAGCAATTTCAGCTCTTTTTTCATTGAAAAGTGAATACGCGCCTGTACGGAGCTCATCACCTTTAGCGTTCGTTCTAAGATAGCGAGTGTAGTACCTACCGGAGCTTGAGCAGACATGTCAGATACTTGCAAATCCGCGGCATTGGCGAACCTACGGCCTTCTTCAACGATGGTATTCAGCAGCTGATACAGTGTTTGGCTAGGCTCCTTGTAAGGGAGTGGCATTAAATTGTCTTTAATAGTGCCTGATGGAACATCTACGTCCCTAAATTCACCTGGAGCGATCGGTGTATCGTCGCCTTTTACTCGCAAACCACGAGACTTAAAGCCCCCTGGCAGGTTAGATAGTGTACCTGCGTCTACAAGCTGTCTGATAATAGATGTACCAGACTTAGCAAAAGCTCCAACCAGATGTATGAGGCCAAAGCAGTAAAAACCAAAGCCAGGGACATAGCCATAATGTACAAAATGCTGTCTTTTTGCATAGGTATTATCACTTTGCTCCCAGTTTCTACGGATTCCGAGTACTTTTTGACTACCTTTCTCAATAGTAACTACATAAGGTAGGGCAATCCCGGTCTTTTCTCCATCTTCTTCATGCTCGTACCCAGGCAAATCCAGCTCAACATGCATCTCTAACAGCTTATATCTGTCATCTGAGGTGGCACTGAACCCCATACGTTCAGCTATTTTCTTCTCAACTTCATCTAAGTTGTTGTCAGGCTCACCCAGATCTTCATCAATATAGAACCCAGCTACCTGTAACCTGCGCAGTTCGTTCTTTGTCTTTCTCATCACATGTGTTACGCGAGGAGAAGTTTCTAAATTAGCTGCACCATAAGGTACAACCAGGTCTTCAGCGGGTACAAATATTGAGATTTGTCTATCTAATTGAGGGTCAATATAGACCTTTTTAAAGGCATTGCCTGCCAATCCCAAACCCCACAGCATACGCTCGTGTTCAGGCCTAAATTCGCTCATCTCTTCCGTTAGCTGATAGTTCATGTCTTCTTGAACGCGCTCAGCCGCTTCTTTCTTCTCAGGTGTTTCCTTACCAATAATCTTCGTTTTGCACGGGCCCATCGCTGGGAACGTACTCATCATCGTTTCAGACTGGAAGTTAACCAGCGCTTCCGACATTAACGGATGATATACGCCGCAGGCGCCTTCCCAAGGCTCTGTCCGCTCTTCGATGGTCATGCCTAGTAGTTCAAGACCGTCTACGTAGGTTTTCAGCCAGTCTTTCCTAGATGTAACATCATCCTCATAATCAGACAACAACTCATCAGCCAACGCGGCTAAATCATTACTGTCCATAGCTTCAGCTAGATTAGCGTTAAACTCATCGTCTGACATAGCATCTGGATCAATCTCAATACTCAAGTCGCCAATGTTAATCGTGACAGACTCAGGGTCTTCAATCTCAATCTCAAGAGGCTCAGCATCCAAAGGAGCATTAAGAGCTTCAATACCTTCAGGGGCTTGATAAAGTGATTTTTCCATTGCCATTGTAGTTGACACCTGTTAGTAGTAGGAACGTTTGCGCTTATAATACATCTCTTCTTCCTCTTCATCTAATTTTGTACGTATAAACCCACCTTGACGGAACCTAGCTAACGCCTGAGATACCGTGTCCACAAGGTCATCGTGTGTTCCTGCGGGGAACGACGCAACATCATCTATCACTTCATCAGCCCATCGAGTCTCAGGTGCCCACACAAACCCACTAGCGAACAAATCTGCTACTGCATTCAGCCTACTAAACTTATCATTCCCTTTTGACGGAGTGAACTCCTGCACAGGCACCCCCATCGCTCTAAGCTCGTATATCAGCGGCGCACCTGATGCCCTTTTCTCAATAATCATACTGTCCGGTTGCCACTCATCATATGCATCCTTTGCCCATTGCTTAAGCTCTGGGAACTCCACACGTTTCTTAACAGCATCCAGTAATATGATGTTAGGCTGCTTAACACCACTGTCATTATCTTTATAAAAGACGCCCCACACTGTCATCGCACTGTAGTCAGCACGATTATGCTTCTCGAACGCCGTATCCCATGATATGAGCGTGTAATCTACATAGGGTGGCTCATCGTGTTCCCATCGCTGCCACCACTCACGCTTAATTATCGCGCCTTCTTCAGAGGTCGGGTTCTGTTGATACTGTGCTTGCCAGAACCTATTATCAATTGCAACTTTAGTCTTGAGTAAGTCTTCGAGTTTCCAGAACTCAGGCCACAGAGGTTTACCACTAGGTAATATGGCCGGGAATTCGATCAGCTCCCACTGGTCACCGTCAGGATTCTTTATGGAGTTCTCGATTAACCGTCCCACAAGATCTCGCTTATTCCAGCGAGTCATTACGATTATTATGGCTCCCCCAGGTTGCAGACGCTGACGAGGCCCCGTCATATAATAGTCGTACACATTATCGAACGGTTTGGGATCTAGCCCCTTACCCTCCTGCTCCGATATGGGGTCGTCAATTATCAGCAGATCTGCACCTTTACCAGCAACAGCGGCACCTACGCCCATCGCCTGATATATACCATTCTTGTCTGTGTTCCACCGTGCAGCGGCGGTCGAGTCTTTCCGTAACTGTGTGCCTGGATAAATTTCATGGTATATGTCTGAGTCAACCAAGTTCCGCACCTTCCGGCCAAACTGCTCCGCCAAGTCTGCCGTATGTGAGAGCTGCATCACCTGCTTATGAGGATAAAGCCCAAGGAACCATGCAGGTAACAGGTAGGAAGCAAATTCTGACTTTGTATGTCTAGGTGGCATGCAGATAGCTAACCGCTTCAGTTCACCCTTCGCTACCCTCTCGAATGCAGTTGCCATGCGCCTGTGGTGCGCACCATGAATAAACTCTGGCCATACATGCTCAACAAAGTCTATAAAGCTAGTACGGGCTTTCTCCTTCTTGGCACGGGTCTCAAGCTCAGTAGCTATAGCGAGCAGTCGTAACTTTTCACTGGGCGTAGCCTTGGCAATCGCAGCTTGCAGTGTCTCGGGAGTAAACGTCATTCAAATTCCCCATCTATAGCTGTCGAAATGTCCAGAGTTTTGGCGTTAGCCTGACGATCAAGCACAGAATGGATAAGTTTAGACAGATCTGCTTCCAGATCAACCGTTGTTCTCTGATTGATATTGATTTCAACTCGTTCGCTGAACAACCCGATGTCTGCAGTCTTGGCTAGATTCTCCAATGCTCTCATGCTAACTTTGGGATCGGGATCTTCTGCGAGTTCGAAGAACTTATACATAACGTAGTTCCGCATCTTGGCACTGGGGTCATCCAAAATGTAGTCGTACTTCTTCAGCATGCGGTCTAACGCAAGTGCAGCTCCAGGCGTTGTGGGCCTGATAGGGGCATCAGGAGCCTCGTAAAAGATCTTTGTAGCTTCTTGCTGATCTTCTTTGGTTATCTCAGGCAGTGGCTCGCCACATGCGGCTTGAAACTCTTCGGACGCACCGAACAGGTCCCGTGCTTTTCGCAGTTGAGCAAAGGCTATGTCACGCTGTGCTATATAGGCACAGGGTATCGCAAACTGGGGGTGATCCACGATTTTGTCTCGGTGGTCTAATTGGTAAAAATTTTATAGCAAAATTTTTTGAGATGGGCAAGTTTTTTCGAGGTGGGGGTGTTTCGGAGGGTTATGTTTATATGTGGTTGGATGATTTAAGAAAAATTTACATAGTATAGGTGATTTCAAAAACTTTGTGAGATAGAAGCTATTTTAGTATGTAGTAGCAATGCAGGGACGTTAACTGAAAAAACGGGGGTGCCCCTGCCCGCCTCGCCCTCCCAGGTAATCCAACAAAACTTCATACCGTATGAACATTTGACATATATACAGTTTGGCGTATACTTTAATCACGGTCTCGAACCGTGTAACTTTAATCCTACGGAGAAACAAAATGAGCGCTCAAATCAAAACAATTAACACTGCAACAAAACAAACAGTTGTTACTTCATACTGCATTATGCAGGATGCCGGGATTGCCGAAGCTTTCCTGAATCAGTTTTGCGCTGACAATAAAGGATATCAAATACCTGCATTCAATATCAGCGCTAAAAACAATCCAGAGCAAAGCAAAGATGCTAAAGAGTGGCAAGCGCTGCTGTTGCAGTCGATGAACAAGGCCAGCGCAAGTAATGCTCGCGTTGCTATCAATGAAGGTTTAATGCGGGGAGAGTACATTGGCAAAAATAAATCGCGTGTAGTTCAAGCTGAAGCCAAACAAGACAAAGTGGTTAAATCTAGCGCTGGCAAAGGCGCGAAGCCAGCAAAATCCGACATGGACAAGTTAAAAAGCTATGCCAAGCGAGTGCTGGAAAGTCCAGCATTGAGAGCGGCTGATTTCCCTACGATTACACGCGAAGAATGGGCGGCGATGCTACGCTGTTTAACTAAGATTAAAGCTTAAAACGTCATACGGTATTAACTTTGTCGCCAAGGACGGCGGCGCTACTTGAGGAGAATAAAATGAGCACAATTTATAGGGTAATGATGGTCATATATGACCAACGTGGATCAAATTTGATCGAGGGCAAAGCATACGATACACTTGCCGAAGCCAGCAAAGCAATCGAGGCGCTAAACGAAGTCGCCCAGGAAAACAAATTTGACGTCGAGTATTTTGTTCGGCAATGCTGGGCATAACCCCATACAGTATTAACTTCACATAGCCCACCCAGCGTGGGCTTTTTTGTGCCTGTCGTTTTTGTCTAACATATTTTCGCGCTACTCAGCGGCTTCGCATACTGCGCCGAGCTTTTTGTGAACTGGATCACGGTTTGAGTTTTTCTGGTTTGTACTATATCTACTATGATGCTAGTTCCTATGCTGATGTTGAGCGATCATGCTATATGGATGATGTGCCGCGAGGTGGGGGGGAGCGTACTGGAGTTGCGGCCATTTGTAGGCGGATGCGTTTATATTAGTCGTGTTTATATTTTTTGAGGTGAAAGAAACAAACCCTTAACATAATTTTATAGTTTGGAAAAGCGGGCCCAATATGGTTTGCGTTTGTTGGTATGGGCAGATGCTCAGAGATGTAGGCGCAGCAAGGCTTAGCAGGTGTTATTATTATTATTATTATATTATATAAGAGAGAGAGATCCGTATACGATTTTCCATTTTTACGTTAGGGCGTTTGGCCGCTGAGTTTTGCAGTTTTTTGTTAGAGTAAATCTTTTCGCTCTCTCAAAAAAAGCCTCATTTTTAGAAACATAATTAACTTTCATCCACACACTGCCCACTACGCGCCCCCCAATGCGTTAAGCAGATACACAAACTATCAACAAACCAGCAACAAACCAGCAACAAACACGCAACCCCATAGTGTTTCGTTATGAAATTATATAATCATTTTCATGCTATTTGGTTTTGTCTATAATTTAAAAAAAGATGCATTTTTTCTGAGTTGAAATGCCATATAAAACCACATAAATTTATCCCTTCTCTTTAAACATTCCCTACCAAGTCAAACCATTTCCCTAAAACCATTCCACAAACCTTAAACCCACTTGACATAGCCTAAACAGTATGCTATACTATTATCACTTTCTGAGAGCCCCCCAGAAAGCCCGTGCCAATAGGCACTGCCCAAACTGCAAACTTCATACGGTATGAAGTTTGTGAAACTAACCCATAAAGAGGAAAAGAAAATGCCAACATTCAATAAAAAAGCAGAAATGTTCGAGTACAGAAAAATGCACGCTGGCAACAGCAACCCCATAACCAATCAATACGACTGGTTGAAAAGAGAGTATCGAAAAAGAATAAA